CGTGCGGAACTACAATGTTAGACCAAGGAGTTTTTCAAAATATTGGAGCGGTCACTTGGGACACTACAGCTAAAACTGCAGGGTTTACTGCTGTAAGTGGTAATGGTTATTTTGTAAATACAACTTCTGGAGCAATTACAGTAACACTTCCAAGTTCACCAGCTGCAGGAGCTATTGTTGGTATAAAAGATTATGCAAACACTGCTGACACAAATGCCATTACAATTGGTAGAAACGGTTCTAATATTCAAGGATCAGCAAATGATTATTTAATTAATACTGAAGGAAGATCAGTAATATTAGTTTACGTTGATGCAACAAAAGGTTGGTTAGTTACCTCTGCATCTCAAGCTTCTGATATTACATCACCTTTTATTCAAGCAACAGGTGGAACTATTACAACTTCTGGAAACTGTAAAATCCATACTTTTACAGGACCTGGAACATTTTGTATTTCTAGCGCAGCAATTTGTGCTGCTAATAATGTAGTTTCCTATATGGTGGTTGCTGGTGGTGGTGGAGCTGCAGCAGGACATAATGAAGTTAAAGCAGGCGGAGGTGGTGCTGGTGGTTTCAGAGAATATAAATCTCCAGTTTCTTGTTACACTGCAAGTCCTTTAAATGGTAATCCTGGAGGAACGGCAATTACAGTAACAGCTTCATCTTATCCAGTAACTGTTGGAGCAGGTGGAGGTGGAGTAAAAACAGCTTGTCTTTCACCTATAGGTAATACAAACACCACTAACGCTAGTAAAGGATCTAATTCAGTTTTTTCAACAATTACATCAACAGGTGGTGGTCAATCAGGAACTTATGGTAATTCTGGTGGTCAACCAGGTGGATCAGGTGGTGGAAGAGGAACATGGACACCTCCAGCAGCTAATACAGGATCTGGAAATACTCCTCCTGTAAGTCCTCCTCAAGGAAATAATGGAGGTTGTGCTTCACCTTATCCTGCACCTGGAGGAGGTGGTGGCGGTGGAGCAACCGTTGCTGGTGGAGCTGCAAGTCCAACTACTGGAGGAGCAGGCGGAGCTGGAGCAACTACTTCAATTTCAGGCTCGCCTACAGCTTACGCAGGTGGTGGCGGAGGTGGAGGTAATACAGTAAAAGGTCCAGGTGGATCTGGTGGAGGTGGAAATGGTGGAAGAAATAGTCCAGCTACTCCTACTGCAGCAGAAGCTTATGGAACAAATGGAACAACTAATACTGGAGGTGGTGGTGGTGGAGCTAGTTCTGCAGGAGGAACACCAACAAACTATTCTGATGGTGGTAATGGTGGTTCAGGAATTGTTATTATAAGATATAAATACCAATAAATAATGTTATGGGAATAAATTCATGTGGAACAACTTTAATAGATAATGGTACTTTTAAAAATATAGGTGCTATAAGTTGGGATACAACTGCAAAGACAGCAGGTTTTACGGCAGTTGCAGGAAATGGATATTTCGTAAATACAACTTCTGGTGCGATCACAGTTACTTTACCTTCATCCCCAACTGCAGGTGATGCAGTAGCAATTGTTGATTATGCAAATACTGCGGATACAAATAATATTACAATTGGAAGAAATGGATCTAACATCCAAGGCTCTGCAAATAATTTTATAATTAACATAGAAGGCACATCTATTTTATTAGTTTATGTAGATGCAACACAAGGTTGGTTATCAGTAGATAGTGCAGTAGCAAGTGATATTATTAGTCCTTTTATTACAGCAACAGGTGGAACAATAACTACTTGCGGAGATTATAAAATACATAAATTTACATCACCAGGTACTTTTACAGTTACATGTGCAGGAGCAGGAACACCTAGTTCACCATCTAATGTTGACTATCTAGTTGTTGCTGGTGGAGCAGGTGGTGGAACTAATTGTAGTGCTTCTTACGATGGCGGTGGTGGCGGAGGCGGAGCTGGCGGTTATAGATCCGCTGGACATGGCCCTGCACCTTTGCAAGGTTCTAGTTTACCAATATCTGTAACAAGTTATCCAATTACAGTAGGTGGTGGTGGAGCAGCAGGTACAGCTGGAGGTACAGATCCAGGAACAAATGGTAGTAATTCAATTTTTTCAACTATAACATCTACTGGTGGTGGAGGTGGCGCTGGTACACAATATCAACCATTAGCAGATAGAACAGGAGAACCAGGAGGTTCTGGTGGTGGAGGAGGAAATTCAGATTCCCCTGGAGGTGTTGGAGGATCGGCTCCTGGAGGAACAGGAAATACACCTCCCGTTAGTCCATCTCAAGGAAATCCTGGTGGAGCATCTGGTTTTGGACCTACTACATATACTGGCGGTGGCGGTGGTGGAGCAACAGCTTCTGGTGGAGCAGGTGGTGGAGTATCTGCTCCTACAGGTGGTGTTGGTGGAGCTGGAGTACCAAATAATATTACAGGAAGTTCAGTTTCTTACGCTGGAGGTGGTGGAGGCGGTGGACCTGTTGGCGGAGCAGGTGGAACTAGCCCTGCTGGAGGAACATCTGGAGGTGTTGGTGGATCATCAGGCGGTGGTGCTGGAGCAGGCACAGTAAACACTGGTGGTGGAGGTGGTGGCGTTGGTAGACAAGGTGGTGGTTCAGCTGCTGCAGGTGGTTCAGGAATTGTTATTATTAGATACAAATTTCAATAAGATTAATGTATTTACTAATTAAAAAATAAATTATATAATAGGAGTTAATTATGGCACATTTTGCAAAACTAGGAGCAAACGGAAAAGTTATTCAAGTATTAACACTTGATAATAAAGATATGCTCAATGCTGACGGAGTTGAAGACGAAGCAGTAGGTCAACAATATTTAGAACTACATAATAATTGGCCTGCACAAATGTGGATTCAAACTTCATACAATACAGCAGGCGGACAACATAAAAACGGTGGAACTCCATTTAGAGGAAACTATGCAGGGATTGGTTATACTTGGGATGAAGATGATCAAATCTTCTGGCCTAAAAAACCATACGCTTCATGGGTAAAACATATTGCAACTGCATCTTGGAAATCACCAATCGGTGATGCACCAGAATTAACTGCAGAACAAACTTCACAAAATCAAGCTAATACCCATTTATGGTTTTATGAATGGAATGAAGAAGGACAATCTTGGGATTTGACAAATAGATTAGCTTAATATATATCTGGTGGTGGTATGCAAAAGAAAGTTTTAACAGAGCAAGCTTTATACTATGGTGATGTTTCAATGCCGAAAGGTTTTGAAATAGATCGAGATAAATTATCAGGCGATATTTTACAATCAACATTTATAGATTCAGAGTTTCCATTTTCAAGAACTTGGGACATGTTGAATACTTACATGAGAGAACATGTAAATGTAGAATATAATTTTCAATTAGTTAATAAAAACACTTGGGGAAATATTTATAAACCTAATCAAATATCACAACCCTTAATAAATATTGATCCAGTAGATTTACGAAATTCACCTGATTACACTTTATTATATGGTGTTAAAACTAATAAATGTATGGTGCGAATATTCTATGATGACAATAGAAGAAAAGGAAGATCTTGGGATATAGAATTAAAAGATAACATGTTCATTATGTTTCCATCAACAAATATGTATGTGATCTCAAACAATCAGAAAGATTCATTGAATTTTATACAGACAATTACTTATGAATATATCTAATTATTATTGGTATTTTACGTCAGCTATACCACCAAAAATATGTGACGACATTATTAAATATGGTTTATCACAAGCAGAAACAATGGCAAGAACTGGTGGTTATGGAGATAGGGATCTTACTAAACAAGAAATAAAAGATATGAAACGTAAACGAAATTCAGATTTAGTATGGCTTAATGATCCATGGATCTATAAAGAATTACATCCATACATTTATGAAGCTAATAGAGCAGCAGGTTGGAATTTTGATTGGGACAGATCAGAATCATGTCAGTTTACAAAATATAAATTAAATCAATATTATGATTGGCATTGTGATGGTTGGGATAAACCTTATGATAAACCTAATACTCATGAACATGGTAAAATTAGAAAACTATCCATGACTTGTCAATTAACAGATGGCTCTGAATATGAAGGTGGTGAATTAGAGTTTGACTTTAGAAACTATGATCCTCATATGAGAGAAGAAGCTAAACATTTGAAACAAGCAAAAGAAATATTACCTAAAGGTTCTATTATTGTATTTCCTTCATTTGTATGGCATAGAGTTAAACCAGTAACGAAAGGAGTAAGATATTCATTGGTCATGTGGAACCTTGGATATCCATTTAAATAATATGATTATAGAAGAATATTTTAAAACACCAATATGGTTTGAACAAAAACCTGAATTTGTTAAATCTTTAAATCAAGCATCTAATCAATATATTAAAGATGCTAAAAAAAGGGAAAAAGAATATATTAAAAAACATGGTGATTTTGGAAGATCTTATCATTCAACTCCTCTCACACATGATAATAAATTTTTAGATTTTAGAAATTATATTGGTCAAAAGTCTTGGGAATTTTTAGATTGGTGTGGTTTTGATATGCAGCAATACACAACTATGTTTTCTGAATTATGGGTACAAGAATTTGCTAAGAAAGGTGGTGGACATCATTCTGCTCACATTCATTGGAATCAACATGTATCAGGATTTTATTTTTTAAAATGCTCTGATAAAACTTCTTATCCAATATTTCATGAACCACGAACAGGTGCACGTAGTACCAAATTAAAATTAAAACCAAGTAATGGTATATTTCATGGAACTGAGTTAGTACACTTTAAACCAAAACCAGGAACCTTAATTATATTTCCAGGATATTTAGAACATGAATATGCAGTGGATCATGGTGTAGAGCCATTTAGATTTATACATTGGAATATACAAGCAGTACCAAAAGAGATGGCTAAGGATGTCATTTAAGAAAAATAAATATACAATTATACGTCAAGCAATCTCAAGAGATTTAGCTACTTTTATTGCTAATTATTTTTGTATGCAAAAACAAGTTTATGATACATGTAGAGCACAGAGATATATTTCTCCATATGAAACTTTAATAGGTTATTATGAAGGAGCTAATGAACAGATTCCAAATACTTATAGTCAATATTCTAATATTGCTATGGAAACATTATTGTTAAAATGCCAACCTAAAATGGAAGAAGTAACAGGATTAAAATTATATCCTGCCTATACTTATGCAAGAATTTATAAAAAAGGAGATATTCTTAAAAGACATAAAGACCGATTTAGCTGTGAGATATCTACGACTATGAATTTAGGTGGTGATGATTGGCCAATTTATTTAGAGCCTTCTGGAGAAGTTGGTAAAAAAGGCATTAAGGTAGATTTAAAACAAGGTGATATGTTAGTTTATTCTGGTTGTGAATTAGAACATTGGAGAGAAAAATTTAAAGGTAAAGAATGTGTTCAAGTATTCTTACATTATAACAATCAAAAGACTCCTGGATCTAAAGAAAATATGTTTGACAAAAGACTACATTTAGGTCTTCCATCTTGGTTTAAAAGGTAGTATATTATAATGGAGGCAGTGGCTACCACCACATACCACCACTGTCTCCTTTATAATATTTGGATAAACTATGCTTCAGAAACTTAATTTTAAACCTGGTTTCAATAAAATGGTCACAGACTCTGGTGGAGAATCACAATGGGTTGATGGTGACTTTGTTAGATTTAGATATGGACTACCTGAAAAAATAGGAGGTTGGTCTCAATTAACTAATTCTAATCACACCTTACCAGGTGTAGCACGTGCTCAACATGATTTTACTTCTATTGCAGGTGAAAAATATGTAGCAATTGGTACATCTCAAGGGTTATTTTTATACTATGCGGGTGAGTTTTATGATATTACACCATTAGATACAGCTATTACAGGTGCAACCTTTGATGCAACAACGGGTTCTGCAACCGTTACGGTTAATAAAACTTCACATAGTTTATTAGATGGAAGATATATTACATTTTCATCTGTTACAGTGCCAACTGGTTCAGGTTATGCAACATCCGATTTTGAAGACAACACTTTTGAAGTAAGAAATAAAACTGCAAATACATTTGAGATTATTATGCCTTCTACTTCAGCAGGTACTACTTCAGGAACAGGTTCAGCTCAAATTGATCCATATGTAGTGGTAGGTCCAACTTTTCAAACTGCAGGTTTTGGTTGGGGTACAGATACCTGGGGCTCAGGCACTTGGGGTACGGAAAGTTCAACTAGCAACGTAATTCTGGATCCAGGGCTCTGGAGTCTTGATAACTTTGGTCAAATATTAATTGCAACTATTCACAATGGTGAAACATTTACTTGGAATGCAGGAGCTGCATCTCCTAGAGCTAACAGAGCAACCCTTATGTCTGGTGCTCCTACTAAAACAATTTTAACACAAGTATCCGATAGAGATAGACATTTATTTCATTTTGGAACTGAAACAACCATTGGAGATAACACAACTCAAGATCCAATGTTTATAAGATTTTCTAACCAAGAAGATTACAATACTTATCAACCAACAGCAACCAATACTGCAGGAACATTTAGATTGGATAAAGGTAATGAAATTGTTGGAGCGGTATCAGGAAAAGATTATACATTAGTACTAACAGATACTTCAGCATATGTTATTCAATATGTAGGTCCACCATTTACTTTTTCAGTTAGACAAGTAGGTACTAACTGTGGATTAATAGGTCAAAACGCATTAAGTTATTCTAATGGTATTGTGTTTTGGATGTCTGGTGAAGGTGGATTCTTCATGTATGATGGTACGGTAAAAGCCATACCATGTTTAGTAGAAGATTTTGTATTTACTACAACTGGAGATAATCTAGGTCTAAACTATAACTCTAGTCAATTAGTATATTGTGAGCATAATACTTTATACAACGAAATTAATTGGTTTTATCCTGCTTCAGGTTCTGAACAAGTAAATAGATGTGTTACATTTAATTATGGGGAAAATGTTTGGACAACATCTTCTTTAGCAAGAACTTCTTATTTAGATCAAAGTGTTTTTGAGTTACCATATGCAACCTCATACGATAAAACTGCATTACCTAATTTTCCAATACAAGGTATTACTAATAAATATGGTGCATCCACTTACTATGAACATGAAAAAGGAACCGATCAAGTCAATAGCAGTGGCACTACATCTATTAATGCTTATATTCAATCTGGAGATTTTGATATATCGGCAAGAAGAGATATTACCGGTCAATCAACAGGATTGGCAGACTTTAGAGGTGATGGAGAATTTATTATGTCTATGAGACGATTTGTACCTGATTTTAAAGTATTAACCGGTAATTCAAAAATAACTTTATTATTAAATGATTACCCAAGTGGAACTGCGACTAGTTCACCTTTAGGTCCATTTACAATAACATCTTCTACTGATAAAGTAGACACACGTGCAAGAGGAAGATTACTTTCAATTAAAATAGAAAATGACGGCACCGGTGAAACGTGGCGTTATGGAACTTTGAGAGTAGATGCAAGACCGGATGGAAGAAGATAATGGCTAAAATAACTTCATATATACCTGAACCAAAACAAGAATACGATCCAGAAAATCAAAGACAAATATTACAGTCTATAGATACAATTAAAAATGAATTAAACTTTTCATTTCAAGATGATTTAAGAAAAGAATTAGAAAGATTTACATGGTTTAATATGAGGTTTGGTTGCTAATGTCTTGTAATAATGTCAACGTTGAACCAACAGTTATTGGTGGTGGAAATGGATCAAATGCTTATGATGCGTTTGGAAGACTAAGAGTTTCTAATCCATTTACTATTTTTGATAGTACAAATGTAATGTCAAAAAATAATCTTTTTGATGAATCTTTAACTGGATCAGGAACAGTTTCATATACCGCAAATAAATCTACAGTTAATTTAAATGTAACTACAGCTAGTGGTGATAAAGTCATAAGACAATCCAAAAGAGTTATGTCTTATCAACCAGGTAAGTCATTATTTATATTTAATACATTTGTAATGAATGCACAAGAATCTGGATTAGAACAACGTGTTGGAAGTTTTGATGCAAACAATGGAATCTTTTTTGAAGACACTGGAACAGGTTATCAAATTGTAAGAAGAAGTTATACATCAGGTTCAAGTGTTGATGATCCAATTGCACAGTCAGCTTGGAATGGTGATAAATTAGATGGTACAGGAGCTTCTGGCTATACACTCGATCCAACTAAAGCAACTATTTTATTTACGGATTATGAATGGTTGGGAATGGGAAGTGTTAGAGTTGGTTTTGTAATAGATGGTAAATTTATTACAGCACATACGTTTTTAAATGCAA